ATGCCGACTCTTGATGTGATCGAGTTCTGATGATCTTAGGGGTGCTGGGTTGACACTCGGCACCCTTATGTGTTATGATATTCGTTATGCGTGATCAGCAGTTATTATGCGGTTGCGGTTATGTGCCCTGCGGGCGTAACGGGGGGTTATAAGAATTTTGGGTCCTTCCTAACCTACAGAGGTGACAATTCGACCTCTAAATATCACGTTCATAAAAATTTCCCGGAGTATAAAGATGGGTGTAAAATGGATTCATTCAAATGGATATTCGAGACCTGATAAGAGGACTTTAAAGAAAGGTGGTAAGAAGAAATAAATCCCCCTATTGGAACTTCTGGAAGGTTGTCTTTGCGGGTTGGTTAATACGATATCCACGGCAGTGCTTTACGATCTTCGGAGGCACTGTCGGTTTTTTGTTTGTGCTGATATATAATGCAGTGAAATAAAAAATCCCGGAAAAAATTTTATGACTACAGAGTTGCGCCCATGGGGTTTATTTGAGAATATCTTAGAGGAACTTGATTATAAGGTAAAGAGAATTATTATTTCACCAAATCACTCAATATCACTCCAATATCATTTCCATAGGGAAGAGTATTGGATAGTTGTTGAAGGTGATGGAGAATTGACTCTAGAAGACACTGTAAGACGTGTTGAGGTTGGTGACAGTGTGTTTATACGGAAAGAGGAATTGCACCGTCTTAGAGCAGGAAAGAGTGGTATTACAATCATTGAAACACAACTTGGAGTATGTGATGAGGAAGACATCGTTCGATTAGAGGACAATTATGGGAGGGTAGAGTGATGGAAAAGATTTATCACATATACGCAAAGGACCGTTGTTTATTTCATTCGGTCAAGGAAGAAGAGTTTGAGATTACTTGGAACACTTTAAAGAACATGGTTGGTATTATGAAAACTGATTATGAAATCTCTGATTTATCTTATGAGGAGCTTATGGTGAACCGGAAAGTCTCCTTAGAGGGTTCGTATTGACAAGAGCATATATAGACTGTTAAAATTGATCTTGAAGGTTATTTTTTCTTATGGCAAAAGGATTTACTTTGAAAGCTAATGCTCCCAAACCAAAGGAAGCAGAATGGGATTATGAGGCAATTAAGGAACGAATGAAGGGCAAATCAATTGTCTTCTGTCTTCCTGGTCGTGGATGTTCATTTACTTTTCTAAAGGCATTTGTGCAACTCTGTTTTGATCTTGTTCAAAATGGAATGAGTATTCAGATTTCTCAAGACTATTCTTCGATGGTGAACTTTGCTCGTTGTAAAGTTCTTGGGGCAAATGTTCTGCGTGGACCCAAGCAGATTCCTTGGGATGGTAAGTTGCAATATGATTATCAACTGTGGATTGATAGTGATATTGTATTCACTACTGAAAAGTTCTGGCAACTCTGTGATCTTGCACTTTCTGAAGATGGTGAGGAGAAAGAGATCGTAGCAGGTTGGTATGCTACTGAAGATGGTCACACGACATCTGTTGCTCACTGGTTAGAAGAAGATGACTTCCGTAAGAACGGTGGAGTCATGAATCATGAGAACGTAGAAGGTATTTCGAAACGTCGTAAACCATTTACTGTTGATTACACTGGATTTGGTTGGGTTCTGATTAAGAACGGTGTATTTGAAAATCTTGAGTATCCTTGGTTTGCTCCTAAGATGCAAGTCTTTGAATCTGGTGCGGTACAAGATATGTGCGGAGAGGACGTTTCTTTCTGTCTCGATGCAAAAGAAGCTGGATTTGATATCTGGTGTGATCCTCGTATTCGTGTTGGACACGAGAAGACTCGTGTGATCTGATGGCATTTAATATCTTATACAAAGGACGTAAGATATATCAGAACCTCACTCATGAAGAATGTGCTGAGGTTCTTGACGAACTATCCTCTAAGTATTACACTGATGAGGAATTTAATATTGAACAACTGGAACTGGAGGAAATCTAATGGCTAAAGGTGGTGGATCTAATAAGACTATTTTTCAACCTGGAGCACCTAAGAAGACTCGTCAGGGTCGTTCTGCCCGGACTCTTCTCTCCGCAACATCTCGTAATGGTCGGAAGAAAAGGTATCGGGGTCAAGGTAAATAATTTATATTGAGTGCTTAAATAGATTAGGCACTCTTTTTTTATGTTTTCGGAAAAAGAACTTTATATTCTAAATTGGATCAAAGAGGTATCAAAGGTTAGAGATGAATTGAATGGATTTGCAGTTTGTCCATTTGCATCTAACTCAAAATTTAAGATAGTTGAGTGCCCTGCTGAGGATATTTTTCCAATTGAAGGATATCAAGTCATCATTTTTATCGTAGAAGACTATTTTAATCTGGATACTGTTCAATTTTGGGTAGAACATCATAATTCCAAACATGAAAAATGGAAATTTTTTGAGGACTGTGCTTCATATGACACGTTCATTAATGGAATTAAAACAAATAATGGAAAATATAACCTGATTTTAGCGCAACCAACTGAAAAATTAAGAAAATTTAGAGAAAATCTTGCAAAATCCAGTTATTATGACATGTGGGATAATGAGTACTTGAAAGAAATCTTAGAAGATGACTATGATCTAGTGGAAAAACGGGATAGCAACCCCGTAAAAAGTTCTGATTTTATAAATCAGGAGAGCACAAATGGGAAAACCAGCGGATCGTGACCAAAATTACATGTACGAACTGTGGGGAACCACAAATTTAACCTCGGATTATGGAGTTTTTGAAAAAATTAAAGATAAAAAGATGCTTCGTGAGATTTCTAATGATGATTTGACTCCCAAAAAGCATGATTTTCACGTTCAAAACGAATTACACTCAAAAATTCGCAACGATGATGACTATGATGACTGGGAATATGGTACAGAACCACTTTATGGGTGATAAATAAGATAGATTTACAATATTTTCATGCCTGTAGAACGGGTAAGTCAAGGATTTAAAGACATAAGTATGTCATTTCAGGTTAATCCCCTGAATAATGACTTGATTTCTATTACAAATGAGACCGCGATTGCCCGTTCTGTCAGGAATCTCATCTTTACTCTGCCTGGAGAAAGGTTTTTTAATCAAAATTTAGGTTCAAGAGTATCTAAAGTTCTCTTTGAGAACATGGATGAGATTTCTGCATCGGTTATAAAGGATGAAATTGAGAATACAATTAATAATTACGAACCAAGAGTTGATTTAATATCAGTAGAAGTTTCTCCAAATTACGAGAATAATGAGTTTAATGTAACCATTAACTATTACATCGTTGGGATTGATGTTCCCACGCAACAGTTATCATTCGCACTACAGCCAACAAGATAAATGGCACTTGTAAATTTCACAAACTTAGATTTCGATCAAATAAAGACTTCGATTAAGGATTATCTTAGATCGAATTCAAATTTTACTGACTATGATTTTGAAGGATCTACTTTATCCACAATTATTGATCTTTTAGCATATAACACCTATATTACCTCATACAATGCTAATATGATTAGCAATGAGGTATTCATTGATAGTGCGACACTGAGAGAGAACGTTGTTTCTCTTGCTAGAAATATAGGTTATGTTCCAAGATCAAGGGCAGCTGCCGTAGCAAATATATCATTTTTTGTTGATACTACTGCACTGACAACAAATCCACAAACAGTTACTCTTAAGAGTGGAGTTGTATGTACTAGTTCGTCTACTTTTGGTTCTACAAGTTATTCCTTTGTAGTTCCAGCAGATATAACAGTTCCTGTGGTAAATGGAATTGCTTTGTTTGAAGGAGTTGAAATTTATGAGGGTACATTTCTTACCGAAAATTTCACGGTAGATTCTAATAATCCAAATCAAAGATACATCTTAGGAAACCCAAATATAGATACTTCTCTGATTAGAGTTACTGTAAGAAATACTCAATCGAGTAATATTAGTAGACAATTTAATCTTGCCAGTTCTATATTTAATGTTAGAGAAAACTCTAGAGTTTTCTTCATTCAAGAAGTAGAAGATCAAAGATATGAATTAATATTTGGTGATGGTGTATTTGGTGAAAAATTAGAAAATCTGAATTTTATTGAAGTTTCATATTCAACAACAAATGGTGAAAGTGGTAATGGTGTCAAATCATTTACTTATAGTGGAAGATTAGTTGATAATAAGAACAGAGTTATAAACTCTGGCATTTCATTAATCACTACAAATATATCATCCAGAGGTGGTAAAGAAATTGAATCTGTTGAGTCTGTAAGAAAATATGCTCCGCAGATTTATGCGTCTCAAATGAGAGCAGTAACTCCAGCAGATTATGAGGCAATTATTCCACAAATATATCCAGAATCAGAATCAGTTTCTGTTTTTGGTGGTGAAGATTTAAATCCACCACAGTTTGGAAAGGTTTTTATTTCAATTAAACCATTTAATGGTGAAATCTTATCCACTTTTGTTAAAACTAATTTATTAAGAAGACTCAGAAAATATTCTGTTTCAGGTATAGTTCCTGAAATCATAGATTTAAAATATTTGTATATTGAGTATGAGTCATCAGTCTATTTTAATAATAATGCTGCAAAAAATGCTCAGGACGTATCAACTATAATCCAAAGCAATATTTCAAAATACTCAGATTCTTCTGAGATGAATAGATACGGTGCAAGATTTAAATACAGTAAATTTTTAAAAGTAATTGATGATAGTCACCCATCAATAACCTCTAACATCACTAAAATTGTCATTAGAAGAAATTTAAGACCAATATTGAATAGATTGTCTACTTATGAAATTTGCTACGGAAATGAATTTCACGTAAAAGACAGTCGTGGTTATAATATTAAGTCATCGGGTTTTAATGTATATGGAATTACAGAAACTGTATACCTTTCAGATATACCAAACAGTGATTTAAGAACAGGAACTATTTTCCTTTTTAAAAATCCAGGAAATCCAAATGTAGTTTTGCAAAATATTGGAACTATTGATTATGTTAAAGGAGAAATTTATCTTTCTCCAATATCCATTATATCAACTGCCAAAACTACTGACGGATCACCAATAATAGAAATATCTGCTATTCCAAAATCCAATGATGTAATCGGACTTCAGGATTTATATTTACAACTAAATACTACTAACAGCACTTTGACCATGATATCGGACAGAATTTCGTCAGGGGCAGATGTGTCGGGTACAACATACATATCAAGTTCAAGCTTTGTTAACGGAGACTTAGTAAGACTGTAATAATATGAGCAATACTAGAATTCAAATCAATTCAATAGTACAAAATCAACTTCCAGATTTTGTTAGACAGGAGTTTCCTCTTGTTCAAGAGTTTCTATCAGAGTACTATAGTTCCTTAGAGAATCAAAGTGGAACACTTGATTTAATTCAAAATATTGACCAATATGTTAAGGTAGATAATTTAACTAACTTAATAGAATCTACAGTATTACTTCAAGATGTAGACTATTTTAGTCAGTCCATATCCGTAGAATCCACAGCAGGATTTCCTCAAAGATATGGTTTGATTTTGATTGATGGTGAAATTATTACATATAAATCAAAAACTAATACTACTTTCGAGGATTGCGTTCGTGGATTTAGTGGAGTAACTGAATATGGATCCGAATTAACTTTCCAAGAAACTAATTCTGAGACTCATACTCAAGGGACTATTGTAACTAACCTTAGTGTATTGTTCCTAAAAGAATTCTTTAGGAAACTAAAGATTCAAATAACTCCAGGATTTGAAGACAGAGAATTTTACGAAAATCTAAATGAAAGACTTTTTGTAAAACAATCTGTAGATTTTTATAAGAGTAAGGGTTCTGATGAATCTTTTGAAATTCTTTTCAGGGCATTGTATGGAAAGGATGTTGAGGTATTAAAACCAAGAGATTATGTAATTGAACCCTCTACTGCAGAATATAGGAACTTAAAGTTCTTAGTTGTAGAAGCAATTCAAGGAGATCCAAAAAAATTAGAAAATAGAACTTTATATCAAGACCAGGTATACAATATTTCAAAATCACAAGGAACTGTTGTTAGTGTAGAACCTTTTCTTAGAGATAATAAAGAATATTTCTTAATTGGTTTGGATTATTACTTTGACACTAATGTACAGTCGGTTTTCAGTGAATTTTCTATACATCCAAATACAAAATGTTTATCTAATATTTCAATTAATTCTCAATATATTGATGTAGATTCTACAGTTGGATTTCCTGAGCAGGGAGATCTGATCATTGCTTTACAGAATGGTACATTTTTGAATGTTAATTACACATCTAAAAATTTAAATCAATTTTTAGGTTGTACTGGAATAACTCAAAATATTCAAAAAGAAGATTTTATTAGACTTAATGCTTTTGCATATTCTTACTTCGGTGAGGATATTATTTCAGTAAGAGTTACTGGAATTTTATCAAATATAAAACCTTTTAATTCTGGCAACCTGTACCAAAAAGGAGATACTATTAGAATCAAGTCCCTTGGTAAAAAGTTACTGGGAAACAAGGGTAATGATTGGTTCTTCAATATTCCATTAACATATGATGTACAATCAATCAGATTAAAGGATTCATCATCAGCTCCAATTTATCAAATAAATTTTTACGACGAACATATTTTTAAGGTTGGAGACACTGCTAGAATAATTTCCTCAAACGGTCAAAATTATTCAGCAACTGTTGTTTCTTATCTAAATTCAAATTCTATTGAAGTAAGAGTCAGTTCTATTCTAAACACTACTTTTAGTTATAAAGTAGAGAAGCAGTTACTTAAAACGAATATAACGTATTCTCAAAATGATCTGAGTATTTTTAATGCCAACGTACAGAATGTATATTATTCTGAAGCAGAAGACTCGATTTATGTTTCATCATCATCTTTACCATTTTATGGGAATGAGTCTGTAGCACCAAATGATAGAAGTATATCTTTCTCTGGAACCTTTAATGATGATTTTGAGATTTTTTGCCAAAATCATGGATTGTACACTGGAGATTCTATAGTTTACTATCCAAGTGCAAATAGCACTCTTGACTTAACGTCTGCCATATATTTTGCAACTAAGGTAACCAATAATACTTTTAAAATATCAAGAAGCAGAAATGATATATTTAATGGTAGATTTATTTCTATTTCAGGGTCTGCATCAAATGATGTATTTGTTTTCAGAAATCAAACTACCGAATCTTTAAAAAGAAAATATATACAACCACAAAATCTTTTAAGAAAGATTAGATCTCCACTTACCAGTGTAGTAAAAGATTCTACTCCAGTTGGTCCAATAGGAATTTTTGCAAATGGAGTTGAGGTTCATAGTTATAAGTCTAATGATTTTGTTTATTATGGTCCTATAGAATCTGTAGATGTCCTTTCATCATCAGGTAATTTTGATGTAATAAATCCACCAGATATTAATATCTCAGATTCTGTTGGATCTGGAGCATCTGTATATTCTTCTGTAAATGGTAATTTATTACGAATTGATGTAATAGATCCTGGATTCGATTATCTTGATGAACCACAAGTTTCAATCACTGGAGGAAATGGATCTGGGGCAGCAGCAAAAGTTAAACTAACTTCATTTGAACATCGAGTTTTATTTAATTCAGCATCTACTCTAGTTGATCTATCAAATGATAAGATTGGATTTAGCAGTTATCATAAATTCAGAGATAACGAATCTGTAGTATATGATCCACAAGGTCAATCTGCTATTGGTGGACTTTCAACTTTATCATCATATTACGTTTCAGTTCAAGATGCATTTACTATAAAGTTACACAAATCTTTTTCTGATAGTGTATCTGGTATTAATACAATATCTTTAAACTCATATGGAGTTGGAAATCATAGTTTTAAGTCCACATCATTAAAGAAAAAAATATCTTCAATTACAGTAACTAATTCAGGATCAAACTATCAATCCAAGAAGACATCTTGCAGTTCTGTTGGAATTAATACTGCACTAAATGAAATAACACTTAAGAATCATGGATATTCCAGTGGAGAAATAATTGTTTATAGTTATGATGGAGCTCCTGCTGCTGGACTATCTCAAACGTCATATTATGTCACGAAAGTTGATAACGATACTATTAAATTATCGAACGTAGGTTTATCTTCCGAAGAGAAGAATTTCTTCTATAGAACAAAACAGTATGTAGATATAACATCTGTTGGTTCTGGTACGCATATTTTTGACTATGAACCAATAGTTGTTAATGTTATAGGTAATATTGGAATTTCCACTCTTACTTCTCAAGATTTTAACGCTGTTGTTCAACCAATTTTTAGAGGAAAAGTTCAATCTGTTTTTATTAAAAATGGTGGATCTGGATATGGTTCCGAAAATATTCTTAACTTTAACAGGCAACCAGAATTTTCTGCGAATACTGCAGCATCTGCTCAAGTTTATCCTGTTATAAACAATGGTTCAATAACAGATGTAATTATTACCAATTTTGGATCTGGATATAATTCCGTTCCAGATTTAGTTGTAACGGGATCTGGATTTGGTGCAAAGTTGATTCCTATTATTCGAGATGGACAATTAGTATCAGTTATTATTGAAAATAAAGGTAAAGGATATACAAAAAACTCTACTTCAATTGACGTAATTCCATCAGGAACCAAATTAAAACTTAATGCCAACATTAAGAGTTGGAGAGTTAATGATGTAGAAAGATTGATAGGAACCAAAAAGATTTCTGATGATGATAGTATAATTGTAAATAGTTCAAATGAAACCTATGAATTACAATATTGTCATAAGTATGCTCCAAGAAGTTTAAGAAAATATATTTTATCTAAAAAGAATGCTAATGGGGAAACTGTTTATGTTCCAGATTTAATTGTTCTGAATGGAATAGAACAAAGATCAGTATCCCACTCTCCAATAATTGGATGGGCATATGATGGAAATCCAATTTATGGTCCGTATGGTTACTCTAATCCATCAGGAAGTTCTACTACTAAAATTTTAACATCAGGATATTCTGAAGTTATTAAAGAAAATAGACCATCAGTATCAATATATCCTTCTGGATTTTTTGTCGAAGATTATGAATACACTGGATCACCTGATTTAGATGAACATAATGGAAGATTCTGTGTAACACCAGAATTTCCTAAAGGTGTCTATGCATATTTTTGTACCATAAATGATAGTTCGGTAGACTCTAATGGAGTTTTTATAAACTACAGGAAACCAGTTTTTCCATATATTATCGGAGATACATACAAATCACAAATTATAGTATTCAACTATCAAAATTCTTCAAACCAAAATCAAGTAGATCTTGTCGAAAAAGGTTTATTGAGAAATATTAAACCATATAATTTTGATTCTTTTAATAGTTCTTATACTTATTTCAATAAAGATAAAAGAAATACAAATCAACTATCTAATGTTAAATCAGTCTCTTCTGGAAAAATTTCATCTGTTGGTATAATTACAGGCGGAAATAATTATAAGGTAAATGATTTAGTTACATATAAATCTTCCACAGACTTCTCAAAAGTTACATCAATAAAAGGAAAGTCAGTAGAATCAATTAGTATTGCTACTTCAGAATTTTCTAATGTTGAATTCTCATTGGACGGAAATAAAAATTCTATTACAGGATTTACAACAATCCCCCATGGATATTTGAATAATGATGTAGTCACTATTTCAATTCCAGAATTGATTGAAAGTTCAAATATTGTTGTAACTTCTAATATTTTAAAACTTAATGCTGGAATTGGTTCTACATCCTATACTGGAATAGTTACTTATTTCAATGTTTATGGAAATCTGTCCATAAATGAAAATGATGTTTATCAAATTGTCGATGAACAAGTTAAAGTATTAAATGTTGATAAAATAAATTCAAGAATAAGAGTATTAAGAAACTATAACAATACAGTATCTGGATTTTCAACTTTCTCTGTTGGTATTGCATTGACAGAGAGATCAAGAAAGTTCCAAATAGATGTTGGTCTACAAACATCATATCAATTTAATCAGAACAAAGAATATTACTTCAATCCATTCGAAACCGTTGGTTTGGGAACAACTGCAGGCACTGGTGTTGGAACTACATTAAGTTTTTCCAATCCAGGAGCAGGGGCAACTCAATTATTCATTCCAACAAAAACACTTTATATACAATCTCATGGATTAAAAACAAATGACGAATTAATTTATTCATCAAATGGCGGAAATCCTATTTCAGTTTCTACTGATGGTGTTTCTTCATTCGTCCTTGGAGAAAACTCTATAGTTTATTGTGCAAGAGTTTCAGATGATTTGATTGGAATATCTACAGTAAACATTGGACTTGGAACCAACGGATCTTTCGTTGGTCTTGGAACTACAAACTCGACAAAATCAACTCTTTATTTTACAGGAATTGGTACAGGAGTTATTCATAGTTTCACAACAAACTATGATGATATATTAACTGGAAGTGTATATAAAAACACGGTTACTGTTTCTACAGCAGAAACTCATGGATTATCATTAAACGATGTTGTAGATATTTCTTTGGTTTCCTTTGCATCTACTACTTTACATGTAAAGTATGATGATTACAATAGAGTTTTAGTAGTAAATGAAAGATCATTTATTTCAAGTCAAGTAGATACAACTTTAGATAAAATTGCAATTGAAAATCATGGGTATAAAACCGGTGATAAGATTTTATATAAATCAAATTCTCCCGTAGGTGGATTATCCAATCAAAAAATTTATTATGCAATTGTTGTCAATAAAGATGAAATAAAACTTGCAAATACTTATTATTCTGCAACTAAAAAATTCCCAGATTATATAACTTTAACATCTACTGGTACTGGATCTTTCTCTCAAGTAAATCCTCAAATCAATTTAGTATCTAATGAAAGTGTAGTATTTGATCTATCAGATTCTTCATTATCATTTACAAATAATTCTCAAAGATATTCAGCATTTGATTTTGATTTTTACTTTGATCCATCATTCAAAAATAAATTTGAATTATATGAAGACTTTGCAGATAGAGAAGTAGTTAAATTTGGACAAATTGGTATTTCGACAAATGCATATGTATCTCTTAATTTAAAGAATAATACTCCTAAGCAACTATATTATAAATTATCCCCAATAAATCTGGATATTGCACCAGAAACCAAAAAACAAATTATTGAAGATAATGAGGTTCTTGGAAATAACTTTATATCTGTAGTAAACAGTTCTTATTCTGGTACTTTTAACCTGGTCGGAGTAGGACTTACAACATTCCAGTATAATGTAAGGGAAAATATACTAACAAATCATGATAAAACAAATTCGAGAATAGATTATACTACATCATCAGATACTGCCAGTGGACCAATAAATCAAGTAAAAAGTGTATTCTCTGGTATTGATTACTATGACTCAAAATCAATTTCAGGAGTTTCTACAATAACAACTGAATTTGGAAGTGGCGCAGATTTAGAGTTAAGATCTGCAGATATTGGAAATATTACATCTATAGGGATTATAGATTTTGGTTTTGATTATCCATCAGATTTAACTCTGAGTCCAACAGCAAAACTACCGGATTTATTAAGTATTAATGCATTCTACTCCTTGGGTAAAATTGGTATTAGTTCTGTTGGAAAAAATTATTCTCTAGCACCAGATTTGATTCTTAAAGGATCAAATGAATCTATAATCTCTGATGTAGATTTGACTTATTCTTTAGGTGATACTGAGGTTACAATTTTAACCAATACAAAGGGAATTGATGGAGTCATTCCATCTATAATTCCAGTTAATAATACTAATGGAATTCCAATAAATTCTATTAGTTTTAATAATAACTCCAAGGATGTTGTTGTAACTTTAGGATCTAGTTTTAGTAGCATTAATGATTTCCCATTTGCTATTGGTGAAAAAGTATTGATTGAAAATGTTAGTGTTGGTGTAGGAACAACTGCTAAGGGATACAATTCATCGTCTTATAACTATTCACTTTTCACTATCGTAAATATTGATCCAAATATTGGAGGAATTGGAGCCACTATTTCTTATAATCTAAGTGAGTACCTGGGACAAAATGAATATCCAGGAAACTATGATAGTATTAATTCTTCTGGTCAGGTTGTTCCTCAAAGACATTTCCCAATCTTTAATATTGAGTTAAAATCAAATGATTTTTATGTCGGTGAGCAAGTTGTATCTAAAAATTATTTTGGTACAGTAGAAGAATGGAATTCCAATAAAGGATTGCTAAAAGTTTCTTCATCAGATGATTTTATTATTGGATCCCAGATAAAAGGATTGACTTCAAAAACTGTAGGTATTGTTACAACTGCCAGATTCAATCCTGATTTAACTTATGATGTTTCATCATTTAATATAAGAAATGATGGTTGGAAAACCAATAAAGGATTTTTAAATGACGAAACTCAAAGAGTCCATGATTCAGATTATTATCAGTATTTCTCTTATTCATTAAAATCAGAAGTTCAATACAATACTTGGGAAAATGCAGTAAGTTCACTGAATCACACTGCAGGATTTAAGAAATTCAGTGATCTTCAAGTTACATCAAAAACTGAAGATTTTTCTGGAATTTCCACAAATCAAAATAATGGAGATTTTGTTGGAATAGCAGATATTTCTTCTGTCGTAGATTTAAATTGTGTTTATGATTTTGACTTAGCTAGGGAAAATAATATCATAATAGATGGCAATACCAAATCTAATGAAGTTATATTTAATTCTAGAATCTTACAAGATTATACAGAATCTATCGGAAATAGAGTATTGAATATTGATGACTTCAGTGATGAATTCAATAGCAATCCAAGATCAACTAGATTTAGTGTCGTAAATACCTTTAACCTTGATAGAACTTACAACAAGTTTGTAACGTTTGTTCAAGATAAAATCTTTACAAATGAAAGGCAGGTTCTTTTAGTTTCTTTACTGCAAGATAAATCATTTGGATTCTTGAATCAGTATGGTAGAGTTGAATCTGAATTAGACCTTGGAACTTTTGACTTTAGTATTAGTGGATCTGAAGGACAACTTTTATTCTACCCAAGAAAGAGTTCAATTAATGACTATGATGTAAATGTTTTATCATTTAGTATTGAAGATACTATATTGGGAATTGGTAATCAGAATTTAGGAGATTCTGTATATGTTGGGTCTAGTACAACAACATTACCTGCATCTACATCCTCACCAATAACCGTTGTTGGTATTGCATCAACATACAGATCATCTAAAGTTTTAGTTCAGATTTCATCCACAGATAATTCCTACTATGAAATGGATGAGATTACAATATTGCATGATGGTACAAATGTTGACTTTGAAGAATATGGTCAATTAAATACACCAAGCTTGTTGACTTCATCTACAGCAGGTCTTGGAACATATCATGTTTATTATTCCGGATCCAATATCAACTTAGATTTTATTCCTGATGTTTCTACCGTAGTAGAGTATAATATTAATACATTACAAATATCTTTGTCTGATAATCCAACATCAACTGGATCTTATATTTTCAATAATTCAAAAATACAATCAAATTATGTTGCAATATCATCTTCATCGACTCCAGGAATAACAACGATCTCCACATATTCTTCTGATTATGATGGTGCATATTATGTTGTTTCGGTAAAAGATGCGACAAATAATGAATATCAAGTTTCTGAAGTTATTGTTTTAGATGATGATACTAATTGCTATATTTCAGAATTTGGAGTTGTTAATACAGGAGATTCTTTAGGTTCGATTGGTGCAACTGTAACAGGTGGTGGAGTTGAACTTTATTTCACACCAAATGCCAATATTGATACAGAAATAGTTGTATTTACTGGTTCTATTGGACCAACAAATGACTCAATTTCTACAACAGAACTTGACTTTAATAATGCATCCATAAATTCAGGATCTGGTTCTTATACTGGAGCAGAATCTGACGTTAGAAGATCCTTTAATCTTACTCATAAACAAAGACCAATTTTCGAAAGATATTTTGATGGAAGTGACAGTTCTATAGTTGGCCTTGGATTAACATCCACAATTAAAATACCAGAAAACTTCTTTGTTACCGGTGAAAAAGTTACTTATTCCTATTCTGGTGCAGGAACTACTTCTGCTATAGGAATTGCAACTACTTCTATTTCTGGAATAGGATTAACTGACAAACTTCCAAGCACTCTTTATATTGTGAAGGAAAATGAACTTTATGTTAAAGTTGCAGTTTCGACAGCAGATGCATTAGCAGTTCCACCTAATACGGTTGAAATTACTAGTGTTGGAATTGGAACATCTCATAGATTCTTATCTATGAATCAAAATTCTAAGGTCTTATTATCTATTGATAATGTAATACAATCTCCTGTAGTTTCAACAGCAATAACATCTTCACTTACAAGTTTTATTGATAGATCTACCGTTAGATTTGACTTTACTGGTATAACATCATTCTTTGGTGGAGATCTTATCAAAATTGATGATGAGATCATGAGAATTAATTCTATTGGACTAGGAACTAATCCAAATACAGTAACAGTAAGAAGACCTTGGCTTGGAACTGGAATTGCAACACATGCAAAAGATTCCATTATTACTAAGATTTCTGGAAATTATAACATTGTAGAAAATACTCTTCATTTTGCAGCAGCACCTTATGGATTAACTCCAATAGGTACAACGACAAATAGACCAGACGAAAGAGATTTTGTTGGAGTAGAAACCCACTCTACCTTTAGTGGAAGAACCTTTATCAGATCTGGTGTTCCAAATACCGATTCAGAACCCTATTCAAAGAATTATATTTTTGATGGTTTATCAGATGAATTTGATGGACAGAAAAATCAATTTAGATTAACCTCAAATAAATCAAACATTTCAGGATTTTCTACTAATAATGCAATAGTTCTAGTTAATTCTATTTTCCAAGGACCAGAAAGATCTGGTGCTATTTCTATCATTGGTGATTATGATTTAACGGAAACTTCTGGAATAACTTCGATTACATTTACAGGTGCTGCTGCTTCTACCAGTTATGATGTAAACACTTCTACAATTCCTAGAGGCGGAATAATTGTTTCGGTAGGATCAACAGCAGGATTTGGTTACCAACCTCTTGTTGCTGCTGGTGGAACGGCTGTTGTTTCTGTTGGAGGCACAATTTCATCAATTTCTATTGGAAATAGTGGATCTGGATATAGAGTTGGAATTCAAACCATTGTCAATGTAGGTGTTGTTACTTCAGACACAGGAATTCCAAATATCGAATTCATTGGAACTGCTGCAATTAGTGGTGGTCATATTGTAAGTGTTGCTATCACAAATCCAGGAGCAGGATATACCTCATCCAATCCACCAATAGTAGTATTTGATTCTCCACTTTCATATTCTGACATTCCTCTGGTTTACAGTTCTTCATCTAGTGGACTCGGAACTGGTGCTGTTGCAAATATTGTTGTTGGTCAAGGTTCAAGTGTTATTTCTTTTGAAATTACAAATACTGGATATGGATATGGTCAAGGTGAGATCTTGACAGTTAACGTTGGTGGATCAACTGGTATTCCTACAGATACTTCAGTTTCATTTAATGAATTCCAAATTATTGTAGATAGAACTGGTAATGATGAATTTAATGGTTGGGTTATTGGAGATCTTCAAGTATTTGATGTTATTGATAATTTATTTGATGGCAATAGAGTCACTTTCCCACTAAAAGTAGATGGGAATCAAACAACGATTAGATCTAAAAAAGGATCTAATATTGATGTTGAAGCCACTCTTTTAATATTCCTAAATGATGTTTTACAAGTTCCTGGTCAAGGATATTCATTTAATGGTGGAAGTGTTATAACCTTTGCAGAACCACCAAAAGAAGGTGACAGATGTAAGATCATTTTCTATAGAGGAACGAGTGAAGTTGATACTGTTAATGTTGATATTTTAGAAACAATAAAAGTTGGTGATACCGTAACATTAAATGATGATAATATAAGATTTAAAGAAGATTCTAGGTTAGTAAATGAAATTGTTTCAACAGATACTGTTAAAACAAATGTTTATACTTCTCCTGGAGTTTCTAATGATCCAAATTATTATAGACCTGTTATTTGGTGTAAACAAACTGAAGATAAGATCATCAATGACCAACAAGTTGCTAAAGATAGAATTCTTTACGAACCACTTATCAATCCAACATCAAACTTAATTGAGAATGTAGGGGCATCATCAACTGTAATTTATGTTGAAAGTGTAAAAACTTTCTTTGATAGTTCTGATGAATATTTCCAAAATGGAACAAGTGAAAAACCACAAAGAAAAGTAAAACTGATTTCTCAAGATACATTAGTAGCAGCAGCTGCTACTGCTATAGTATCCACAGCAGGAACTATATCATCTTTAGTATTCTCAAATTCTGGTTTTGGTTATACTTTTACAAATCCACCAACGGTTACAATAGAAAGTCCAATTGGAATTGGAACTTCTCAAAGAGCAACTGCAAATTGTATTGTTTCAATTGCAGGCACTGTTTCTTCAGTTACAATAACAAATCCAGGATCAGGATATACCTCTACTAATCCACCAGTAGTGTTATTTGAATCACCTTCAGT